AAATATGTGTTATAGATATATTTCATAGTATTTTTATATGCTTTTTCCATGTCTTGCATATATTCCATGTAACACTCTTGTAGTATATCGTCTAAAATGTCCTTAAAATCTTGTGTGTGTTTGTAAAATAGTTGTGTTAATGGATTAACTTGTCTTGTTTTTATGCTTTCTTTCGCTATTGCAAAAAACAGTTTTTTGATTTCATCTTCGGTTATATCGTTTGCGTTGATATAATCAAAAATCATTTTTTTGATATTATTCATTTTAAAATCTTCCTTTCTTATATATAATATAAATGTTGTGTAGTACCCTATATTTTGTTATATGTTTTTTGTGTGTTTGTGGTATAACATTTATATTTTATATTCCATATTATACAAAAATATATATTACTTGTCAAGATTTTTTTTATCTTGCGTGTTCTTGCGTGTGTATATATTATTTGTACCCTTGCGTACCCACGAAAATTTGTTCTCACGGCTCCCACGATTTCCTTTGTTTGAATTATATCAATTCTACTGTTGAGAGCTGTTTAAGATGTGTTGTGTGTTTGTGTAAGAGTTGTTGACATACAGCAGGGGGTGTGTTATACTATGTTCATAATGAACAGGAGGTAACTATGAAGCAAATAGAAAACACAAAGTACTACTACGAAGGTGGTAGGGTATTTAGAGAAGTGAATATAGCTATGCGTTCAGGTGTTCCTAGTTGTCTTTTAACAACCAGAGAAGGTACTAGAAAATGGTTCTCTATCAGGGACATTGAGATAGCCTTAGGAATTATCGTTCAAAATGAACAGACAAAAAATAACATTGTTCAAAGTGAACAAGTAACAAAACAGCAACCAGAAGAACTTAACTTTTAGCAATTTTGTGAAAAATTAACTATTTATAACTGGAAAAGTGTGATATAATTGTTATAACATAGGAGGTTATTATGTATAAAATAAATCAGATTTATAATATACCAATTTATATAGGGACGTTTCCGAGAAGTTCTTACATTAAGCCCTGCAGGTGCATAGGTATTTACGATAAGGGGCGTCTAGGGAAGATGTATCTTTTTGAAAGACCTAAGACTAAGATTAGGACTTGTATTATGGTGCCACCTGCCTTTAAGTTTAAAAAAGAAGCAGTAGCACAACTACCTGTATATAGGGAGGGTAGACACTATGGAAAATGATTTTGTGTGTATGTCTTGTGGGAACTTAGTTCCAGAAAGACACAGGTCACAGTTTTATATGGATTGTCCTTATTGTAAGGCTATTACAAGCCTCTACAGACCACAGCCACATCAGGTGCTGTTCCATAAAGACCCTACGCCGATTAAGGCAATTCTAGGTGGGTTCGGTTCTGGTAAGTCTTTAACTGCAGATGCAGAGGTGTTTGACCACCTAATAAGTCTACCTGGAGCTAACTTTTTAGTACTGGCTCCTACTGTAAAGCTTATAGAACAGACAGAAGTGCCTACTTTCTTAAGCTTAATTCCACCTTCTCTTATTAGAAAACACAGTAAGAAAGATAACACGATAGAGCTAGTTAACGGTAGCACTTTACTATTCTTTAGCTCGGAAGATGAGCAAAAACTACGTTCTTTGAACCTTACAGGGTATAAACTAGAAGAAGCCTCAGCTATTAAAAAATCGGTCTTTGAGCAACTGCCTGCCAGACTTAGACACCCAGTTGCTAACTGTAAACACAATAAGAACTTAAAAAGGAACGCTTATCTTACAATTATATGCTCTAACCCAGCAAATAACTGGATTAGGTCAGATGTGCTTCTAAAATCTAATAAGATTTATGCTTCTACGCCAGAAGAACCTACGAAGCTAAAGCTTATAAGCTCTCTGAAGATGGGTAACTGTAACAACTGCTACCAGTACTCAAGAGATGAAAGTGAAGTAAACCCTTATATGTCTACGCATATACACACTTCTTTTATGAATAAGTATCTGCCAGACGATTTCATTGAAAAACAGATTAAAGCACACGATAGTAAGTGGGTTGATAGGTTTATCTACGGTAGCTTTGATTACGCAGATGGAGCTGTTTACCCAACGTTTAGACAGGCTATTTGTGAGCCATTTCCAGTTCCATACCATTTCCCAAGACTTGTTAGTATGGACTTTGGTGGTAAAGACCCTACAGCCCTAGCGTTTCTAGCTATTAACGTTGATGAAGGAATAGTGTATTTTTACGATGAGTATTACGAAACAAGCCTTAACGTAGAACAGCACTCTAAGCTCATTAAGCCGAAGTTAGATGCCATACCACAGGGTATGATGCTTGTGCCACTAAGGGCTGACCCTTCTGGTAAAGCTAAGCAGATTTCTACACAAAGAAGCTTGTTTGACCACTATGCCGAGTACGGTATACTCTGTACAGAAGCAAATAATGCTATAAATGCAGGTCTAGCTAAGGTAAATACTTATCTGGAACAGGGAAAACTTAAGATATTTAGCACTTGCACCAACGCTATTAAGGAAGGAACTAACTATTCTTACGATTTAGATAAGGTAAAAGACAAACCTGTCGGAGGTTTTGACCACTTGATGGATTGTCTAAGGTACGCTATGGTAGAACTTCCTGATAATCCAGCAGATTTAATACAATTTGCAGGAGCATATTACTTAAATGAGAAACAGAAAAAACGTAATAGAGAAGAATTATTGTTTAGACACGCACTAGATATGGACGAAAGTTATGAAGAAAACGTAGATTGGTACAATTTTTAGTTGAATTTGACCCCTTTTTGTTGTAAAATAGAACAAAAGAGGGGTGTTTTTATGCAAAAATTAGAAAAAGATGCTAAAATTGACGAAATTATCTCAAAAATTAACGAAATTGTGGAAAAAATCAACGATAATGGTTCAATTATTGAGTTTGACCCTAAGACAATGAACTCAGATATTAAGTCGTACTTTGATGGTACAGGGGGTATGATGTAATGAAAAAACCAAAATTAGAGTACATTTTAGCTGAATTTGAAAAAATGAAGCAAAATCGTGGAAAAAACGATGCAAAATGGAAGATGTTAGATGCTTTTGATAGGGGTGAACAATGGGACTTATCAGCAATAAATATGCCAAGTTGGGTTCCAAGACCTGTAACAAACTACATATACGTAGTAAAATCTATCAAAAAAGCCTCTTTAGTTGATAATGTAAAGGAAGGAACTCTTTTACCTTTGTCACCAGAAGATGCTGACAAAGTAGAAGTTCTTAATAAACTTAAAAGGTCTAAGTGGAAAAAGTTATCTGTTGCTAATACCATAAGAAAAACAGCAGATAGAGCTGTGCTTCTTGGAACAGGTATAACTTATGTAGGTTATGACCCAGACGTAATAGGTGGGGGTACTAATACGAGATATGAAGGTGAGTTAGTTGTAAGGGAAATAGACCCAAGTGGTTTCTATATAGACCCAATAGCTTACTCAATAGATAACGCTCGTTTTTGTGCAACAGTTGAGCGTAAGAGTTTTGAATTTATAGAAAAACATTTTCCTAAGAAGGCTAAGAAGTTTAAAGATAAAATATTAAAAACACATAATGTTTCTGATGGTGCTGGAGAAATCTATAACAGAGATTATCAAACAAACCAAGATGATGCTATAACGTTTATAACTTTCTACTACAAGAACGAAATGGGTAGAGTAGGTTATGTATATGTAGCCAATGGTGTTGAAGTTGGTAATGTTCCAGATAGTTATATGCAAGATTTCCCATTTGCAATACTTTATAATATAAGACAAATAAATGATTTCTGGGGTAAATCAATATGTGAACTTGTTTTAGATAACCAAAAACTTGTAAACAAAGTAGAAAGTATTATAGCTTCTATGGGTGTTTTACTTCAAAATCCACCAATCTTTGTAAGCGTAGATAGTGGTATAGATATTAAAAAATATACAAAATATAGAAACGCACCATCTACTGTTTGGGGTGTTAGAGGTGACCCACGTCTTGCTGTGTATATTCCACCACTTCCAGAAATACCAGCAACACTACTTCAATTAAATGAAGTTGCTAAGAACAATATAAAAGAAATAGCTGGTCTTACAGAAGCTTATATGGGAGATAGTGTAGGTTCTCTTACAACATCTACTGGTGTAAACTCTCTTATAAATCGTTCAAAAATAAGAGATAAAGACCAACAATTTGAACTTGATGGTTATATAGAAAGACTAACAAGACTTATGGTAGATACTTTAATCAGAACAATGTCAATGCCACAAACATTTAGAGTAGATAATGATGACCCTAATACAAAGAATATGTATGAGTTTGTAGATATAAATCCAGAGGAATATTCTAATATTAACTATGATTTCTGGGTATCAGTTCACTCTACTACAGAACAGACACCAGAGAAATTACAAGAAGATGCTATGCAAGCTATGCAAATGCAAATGCAATTTCAACCTGCTGTTCCTCTTATTACTCACGAAGAATTTATCAGTGCTATGAACTGGTCTGATACTTTCAAAGAAAACATACTTGCTCGTTTAAGACAAGATGATATAGAAAATCAAAAGAACAAAGTGTTAGATATAATGACACTTGTAGGTGACGTGACAAATCCAGAAAGTGAATTGTTTGGTATGCCTATAGAAGATGTAGTTCAAGCAGGTCTACAAATACTTAGACCAGAAGAACAAAAACTAGGTAACGTGGGTGGTGTGCAACAAGCTCAGGCAACTACTCAGGGACAAACTTATTCACCACTTTCTGCAATATCTTAAATGCCGAAATGTCTATTCATTTTTCCTCCTTAAAACTGCAAAATATTTGCCGATATTTTGCAGTATTTTATTGACTTACGAGTAAGATTGTGTTATATTTATATTATAATAGTAAGGTAGGGTGTCCGAAGCCCTTAAAGTAGAGTTTATATACCTTACGAGGTCATTAAAAATCGCTGATTTAATGACTTACTCAATGGCGTAAGAGAAATGAGGTTATTTTTATGGAAGAAAATCAAGACTTAGGTACAATAACAGTACAAGAACCAGCAGTTGACAATGCTGATATTATGGCACAGTTGATGGAAGAATATAATGACAACCACCAACAAGAGCCTGTAGGTGATGAAGATACAACTGAGTTAGAAGAAGTTGTGGAAGAAGAACCAGAAACTGTAGATGAACCTGCTATAGATGAAGCAGATGAGCCTACAACAGAACCTACTGAAACTACTGAAACTACTGAGATGTCATCTAAAGCCAATCAAGCATTTAAGCAAATGCGTGAAGAATTAAACACTTACAAAACTATGGCTCAAAACAATGAAGCTTATGCAAAAGTAATAAAAGAAATTGCAGAAGCTAATAATACAACTCCAGAGGAGCTTATTAAAAATTATAATGATAAGAAAACTGCTTCTGAAGCTGAGAAAGCAGGAGTACCTGTGGAAGTTTACAAAAAGCTAAATAGTTTGGAAGCTGAAGTACAAACACTTAGAAATAAACCTATTGAGGAGAGATTTAATGCTCAAATTCAGGGTCTAGTAGATAAGTATAAACTTCAAGATAACGAGTTAAGAGAGTTCTTTGCTGAAGCCAATGCTAATGGTTTTGATTTGACTAAGGTAAAGGACATTGGGAAAGTTTATGAATTTCTTAATGTTGACAAAGTTATTAACAAAAAGGAACAAGAAAGATTGGAGCAAAAAGAGAAGATTAAAAAACAAGCTCCATTAAGTCCTGAACAAACTACTGTTGTAGAGGTTGATGAGGACGCTGAAATAGAAGCTATGCTTAAAAAGAGAGGTGCTTGGAACGGTTAATCTTCTAATATTTAAGAAGAAAGAAGGTTATGAAAATGCCAAGAGTTATGAATACAACAAGTGCTATCAATGCTACAGATAGCAACAATGGTTTAAAACCAGACGCTTTTTATTCAAAAGCACTTTTAACAATGATAAGACAAACATCTTATAAACACAGAATGTTTGCAGAGGTAAAACAATTACCTAGAAACTATGGAGATACTATCAATTTTAGAAGATATACTAAATTAGAACCAGTATCTACACCACTTACTGAAGGTGTTACACCTGATGGTAAATCAGCTCAAGGTTCTAGCTTAACAGCTACTCTAGCTCAATATGGTGATATAATGTTCTTCACAGACGTAGTTGCTGACGAACAATTAGACGATGTTAAAGCTGAGTATACTGTAGAGTTAGGTTACCAAGCTCAAGAAAGT